CCTTTGGTAAAGGCATTTCTCGGTACATGATTTTCCCCACTACGGTACAAATGGTGTACTACGTTGTGTCGTGTTATACCGAGAATTTTATGTTATATACCTAAGCGTAATAGCGCTAAAGGAATGTTACATATATGAACTAGTATTATATTTCATGCCATATTACGTTGATAGTATCGCATTTACTATATATATTGTATCATATCCGGGTCGGTCGTCAATGCCGATATTAGAAAAAATTTTTGTAAATGACGTGTTACGGTGCTTGACATCCTGTATCGGATCGAGTATAATAAGGGCACAAAGCAAAACAAACTGAACGACATGAAAAGGAGAAATAATCATGAAAAACAATAATGAATTAAGCTATGAAGATGTTGAAATGCTCTTGTATGCTCTTGAGCAAACAGAAGAGCATGAAGTGCTGTATGCTGATCATTTGTGGCATACAGGCGAAGAAGAAATTGCTGCGCCACATTATGAGTATGCGAATGAATGTAATCGACTCATCAAAAAGCTGCGTTCATTCGAATTTTGAATGCCGAAACGGCCTTAGGGCCGTCCGCGTCGAATGGCCGCGACGTGCTGACGATGGCAGGCCGCACAAACAAAACGAAAGGAATAAACGAAAAATGAAAAATGAAAACGAGTTAACCTATACTGACGTCGAAACTATTTTGCTGTCACTGCAGGGCCGTGCAATGGACGAACGCGAACGGGCCGAAAAGGCACGAAACGAAGGCGACGATGAATGCGCCGATTATCACGATGAACAGGCGAATGAATGCAGCCGCGTGATTGCAAAGCTCCGCGCATTTGTTTTCTGATTGCCGAAACGCCCGTTTCTGGGCGTCGTTGCAGGGTTAGCCGCCTGCGGCCTGATGATGGTAGGCTATAGAGAGGAGCATACAATAATGTATTTCGAGCACTGCACCACGTTAGACGAACTACGCGCGGAGTATCGCCGACTAATCAAAATTAACCATCCGGATGTAGGCGGGGACGCCGAAACGATGAAAGCAATCAATAATGTGTATGATTTACGCTTTGATGATCTCAAGCGTGGAACGTCGCACGCGGGGGAAACGCCGGACGCATACCGCGCAGCCGTGGAAAGCCTGCTGCACCTGCAGGGCATTGTTATAGAGCTATGCGGGTGTTGGCTGTGGGTAACGGGCAACACGTACCCGCATCGCGCAACACTTCGCGCCGCTGGTTTCTGTTTTGCAGCGCGGAAAAAAGCGTGGTATTGGCACCCGGCAGACGCTGCGCCCAATGGCAACGGGAAAAAAACTCTTGATCAAATCCGCAGCAAGTACGGGGCGCAAGTCCTTACGGGCGCAGGCCGCGCGGCTCTGACAGCATGAGCCGCCAACAGGAACATCGGGTTACGTGGTACGTCACGCACCCTGACGAACTCCACGACCTCGACGCGCTGCAATATGCGGAGCGGTCTGCGCGGTACGCTATCGCGCAGGCCGAAAGACTAGCAGCCACCGCGCGGGAATATCTCAATAAATTATATACCCGCGCGCAGCAGATCATAGCGGCCGATTATAATGATGAATTATATTTTGAACGGGCGCCGCGATATGACGGGCACGTCTATTATAATATGGAGCTGCGGCGGGTGTACTCAGATAAGAGCATCAAGCCGCTTGTATTATCCCGCCAACAGTGGGGCGGGAAAGAACGGTGGAAAGCTCTAGCAGCTCTAAAAGAGTTCCAGAAGTGTCGCCCCTTGACGCCCTGCCATATTGATGTGACTCCGAAATCGTGGGAAAAAAGATGATAAATTTTTGTAAATGACGTGTTACAGGTATTGACAAGCGTATAAATACGGGTTATAATATGAGCGTAGCTAATCAAAAATAAAACGAAAAGGAGTAAACAGTAATGAAAGCTTATATTGTTGCGTTTCCCGACCAAGAAATGGAGAATCCACTATTTGAAACGGCCAGTCTAAAGGCCGCTAAAAAGTGGGCAACACGCAACCGCTACTATTATAACGGACGGCTGATAGTCCCGTGTATCTACATTCGGCGGGTTGACGGTCTTGTAGTGATTGCCGCAGTCGGCGAATATAATCGCCGTACCCGCCGCACAAAGTGGGTGGGCGTATATTAATAAGCGAAACTAAAACAAAAAGGAGGATGAGAAAAATGATTAAATGGGGACGTTGCAATTACAGGATCAAATGTGTTCAGCGACGTAAAAATGAGCACAAGGAAATCGTAAATCGGCAAGTAAACGGTTATTTATGTTACGTCGCATGTGCTGGTTATGGTGGGGAAATTCTGTGGCCCATTGGAGTGCATAAAGAGGATTCGCGGTGGGTGTTAACTGACCTGATCAGCGGATTAAAAGTGTTTGATTATGCTAAGCGCCCGGAAGAGCCTGATGTTTTGAAATGTGCGTCAGTAATTATGGACTATTGGAAACAGATTGAGCATGAACCGTGTTTAGGGGTTGAGGAGGCTGCAAAGAAAGCCTACCGTTATTTGGTGAATGACTGGGAGGACCTTGTCGGAGATACGCGCAATCTTGAAATCCGTGATTTCTGTTATAATCCCTGTTTTACTGATTATCCGGAATTCCGTTGCATGAATCTGCGAAAAGGGTGGATGCGTGACGATAATGAAAGCGTGGGTGAAAAATGAACGTTATTTTGTCGTCCATTGTAGCTTTAGCAGGCGTTGCGGTGTTGTTTGTGATATGCAAAGCTTGCTGCGTATTTTCGTCAACGTTTGAGGTTTGGCTATTCTTTGATGATCTAGCGGGGATATTACTACAAATTTTGTTCATTGGCGGTGCCGCGACATTTTTTGCGGCCCTGCTAATCGGGATGCTGGAAAGGTGTGGTGTATAATGGTAGTTGTATACATTTGTTCGGCTCTAGCTGTCACGTCTTTAGTTCTCGGTGTTAGAGCTATGCGCCATGATGAGATAATCGGCGGCCTTCTAATCGGATTAGCGTTTATTATGTTTATAGGCGTTTGCATTATAGGTATGTTAGAAGGGGGTGGTACATAATGTCCCGCAAACCGTCCATAACGCGCACGATTGTCACGGAAGACGTGACGATCAGTGCAGCGAACGAACAAACCGGGAAACTGCAAGCTCTGACTGTTACAATTCCGGCCGGGAGTAAAACCGACCTTGAGCGCCTGCGCGTGATTCGTCCGCAGCTCCCGCCGCACATTCAGCCGCTGCGTGTGGTAAAAGTCAGTGCGCCGGAAACGCATATCTACCGCATGAGCATTGCGGCTTTTGTCGCCCACGCTGTGATTTATGATTGCCGTGACGGCAATAACAAGTTGTAAACAAGTTATAAACAAGGTGTAAACGGGGCAAAACCTCTTTACATAAATAACAGAGCCGCCGACTCATAAAACACAGGCAGAAAGGAACATAACTATGGCTAACCAGAATTACTACTGCAAGATCCTCGAATCTAATGGAGAGTTTGACGCCTACGAGCGCATCATGTGTAAGGATTTGGGGGACGCGATTCCCCTTGACGAGGCAACGGCTCAGGAGCCGGTCGTGATCGAGTACGCAAAGCACTTGATCCTTGGCATCCATAATGAAAAGGCAGAGGACAAGGATTATGAAAAATGCGTTGTGATCGATCCGGACGGCCGGAAATTCGTGTGCGGCAGCGATACGTTCCGACGCGAGTTGGAAAACATTGTTGATGAGCTGAGCGATGCCGGGATTACCAGCGGCTTCAGCATCAGAGTATATCGCAAGCCCTCCAACAATTACAAGGGCAAGGAGTTTATCACTTGCTCTCTGACTCGCGAAAAGCCCACTTTCTCGACCGTCCCGGACGATTGCGTCCCGTGCGTCCCGTGTATCGACTCTGACGCACAGTAAATCCACAAGGCCCGGTGTAACAGCCGGGCCTAATCCTAAATAAGGGGGTGATGATATGGCAACTCCGAAACCGCCGAAAAATTTGGCACCATATAATAAAGAGTTGCGTCGTATTGAACGTTTTATGCGCTCCGCAGAACAGCGCGGCTTTACCTTTTTAACCGATATCCCGGAGCAAAAGGCAAAGCCAACGAAGAGAGACGTTGAGCGCCTGAAAAAGCTGACGCCGGAAAAACTGTATAGCCGAGCATACTACACGGATGATAGCGGCAATCAAGTCCCGGCGTCTCCGCAACGTGGCGGCAAGTGGATTCCGACAAAATCCGGGCAGATTACAGTTAGTGGTAAAAAGCAGAATTATCAAGCGGCTATGCGTGCAGCGTATAAACGCATGGCACGCGCGGAAGCCCGGCGCGTCGCACAAGCCGAGCGCGCAGCCGAACGTCGAGCCTCCAAAGCCGCGCAGAAGGCAGTCGCGAAGCGGGAAGCGGAACAAGCACGACAGGAAGCACGTGCCGCTAGTTATCAAAATATCATCGACAATCTAAAAGACCCACTAATAGCCTTTACTCCGTCGTATCGTTGGGACGATGTCGCAAAACAAACAGCAATTCAATACCACAATTTTTTCGAACGCGTTTTGAACGCGGCGGAATCGGAATTAGGGTCAGCCGAGTTAGCCAAAAGAATTCAAAACAACGGGGTAGAGCTTCAAGAGATCATTGACGAGATGCTCTACAAATACTATCATACGACTGAAGAAGCCCGGTTTAATCTGAATCGTTTTGTGCGTCTCATCATGGGAAAAGACGCGAATCTTGCGGATTACTCGCCGGGTAAAGCTGAAACACTTGCAGAAGAAGCCGAGTATTACACGGCGGCTGACGGATCAAGTTTTAGCAATGAATACGCCGTGCGAGGGATGTCTAGTGGATACTATGACGCGGAGCGCGGTGCACCGGTTGACACAACGCTTGAGATCACGACAGGCGCCAGCGATATGATAAGGGTGCAGGGTGGCGTCATTAGCATGGATGACTTTTTACGGGGCGGTGGTGTGATGCCGTTTGAAAAGCCGGGCTAAAACATTTTTGGTTGGTGACTTTGAAACAACCGTCTATGAGGGGCAAAAAGATACCGCCGTTTGGGCGGCTGCCATTGTCCCGTTGTTTACCGAGAATGTTGAAATCTATCATAGCATCGCGGACTGTTGGGCAGGTCTACGTAGGATCACGGGGGATATCGTTTGCTATTTCCATAACTTAAAATTTGACGGCGCATTCTGGCTGGACTTCTTATTGATTCAGGCGGGCTACAAACAAGCGGTTGATGATGTAGAAGATGTGCAGCAGGTGCGATTTCAGAGACAAAAAGACATGGAAAACGGTACAATCAGATATAGCATTTCTGACACGGGCGCATGGTATACCATTTGTGTAAAAATAGACGGAAGATACATAGAATTTAGGGACAGCCTAAAGCTCCTCCCATTTTCTGTTAAAGAGATCGGCAAGAGTTTCGGCACGGCCCACCAAAAATTAGACATGGAGTATGAGGGCTTCCGTTACCCCGGTTGCGAGATCACACCGAAAGAACGTGAATATATCGCAAATGACGTGCTAGTTGTAAAGGAAGCACTTGAAATCATGGTTGCTGATGGGCACTTGAAACTCACGATTGGAAGCTGCTGTCTGTCTGAATATCAAAAAATAGTCGGCTATCCCTTTTATAAAAAGTGGTTCCCGGACTTGACGGCAGAGACGCTGCCAGAAGTATACGGCGCTAAGACGATGGACGCCTATATCCGCAAAGCATACCGTGGCGGCTGGTGCTATGTCGTACCGGAAAAGCGTAATATCGTTTATCATAACGGCACGACGGCAGATGTCAACTCACTGTATCCTAGCATGATGCACAGTATGTCAGGCAACAAATATCCCATAGGAATGCCAACCTTTTGGCGGGGGAATCTCATACCTCCGGAAGCACAAGCAAGCTACAGTTTCTTTTATGTCCGTATCCGCACGCGATTTCGGATAAAGCCTGATAAGCTGCCGTTTGTGCAGATTAAAGGTAATTTCTGGTATCGGGGCACAGAATCCCTAAAAACATCAGACGTGTACGACCGCAGAACAGGTGAATTGTGCGAATGGATAACAACTCCCGATGGGGAACGACGGAAAGCTATAGTAGAGCTGACGCTTACAGAGATGGATTTCCGGCTGCTGCAAGAGCATTACGAGTTAACGGATTTTGAGATTCTTGACGGCTGCTATTTTACCGCGGCAAAGGGCTTGTTTGACGACTACATTGACAAGTACGCCAAAATCAAAAAAGAATCAAAAGGCGCGAAACGTACCCTAGCTAAATTGTATCTTAATAATCTGTATGGCAAGTTAGCAGCTGGAGACGATAGCAGTTTCAAGGTCGCCTACCAAAAACCGGATCGCAGTATCGGGTATACCATCGTGGAGGCTCACGACAAAAAGCCGGGATATATCCCCGTAGGCGCAGCAATCACAAGTTATGCACGCTGTTTCACGATCCGAGCGGCGCAGGCCAACTATTATGGGCCAGACGAACCGGGTTTTATCTATGCGGATACCGATAGTTGCCATATGGATATCCCGCGCGACGCCGTTCGCGGCATGAAAATCCACGACCGTGATTTTTGTTGCTGGAAGCTGGAAAGTGGATGGGATTTGGGGCTATTTGTTCGGCAGAAAACGTACATAGAGCACGTCACGTCCGAGGATGGGGAAGACATTGACGAACCGTTTTACGATGTGAAGTGCGCGGGCATGCCGAAACATTGCAAAGAGCTGTTTTTGAAATCCGTTGAGGGATGGAAGCCAACGGAAGACGATCCCGAAAGTGAGTACCGGCCTGAAGAGCTTGCCTTCTTGCGTGAGAAACGCGAGATCACGGATTTTAAACTAGGCTTAACAGTTCCCGGCAAGCTGCTCCCAAGAACGATCCCCGGCGGCGTGCTGTTGTGTGCGACAACATATGAAATGAGGTGATAACAATGACAGACATGGAGGCTAAGCGTCTAGCCGTTGCGATTATTCAGGTGGGCGTGAAAGACTATGTGCGCTGCAGTAAAGAGCTGAAACCTCGAAGTAAAGAGCGCGGTAATAAGTCTATGTATGCCCGTTCGCAGAATCGCACGGAGGTAGCACAATTTTTCAAGTCTGACTGGTATTACTTTTTGTGTGAATGCTTAGGGCTTGACGATGAAACCGTTAAAAAATGCATTTTGCGGGAACAGATGGAGGTGAAGCGCCGTGCTAATGCAGTTTAAGTTAACCGTCGTATGCAAGGACGGGAGTGAAGTGGAGCATCAGTTTCCATTTTGGTACGACTTGCTGAACTACGTAACAAGTATGACCACTTTGGAAATGAAGAGCTATAAAGAAATTCGGGCTGAATATATTAAGGGGGTATAACAATGAAGGTGAAGATTGTAAAGGGCAACGGTGTGAAAACCGTGGAGGAAATCAGAGCGGAGAAAATGGAAACGTTGAAGCGCAACGTGCTTGAAAGCTGCACTAGAACGATCGCAGAAGCACAGGCAATCGCCGCTGTCGTATGCTGGGATGAAAACGACGTGCTGGAACTGATTGCGCGAACTTTGTGCAACTATGCGAAAAGGAGCCGGGAGGATGAATAAAACGGAGTTATACCAGAGGCTGGAAGAACTACGAAAAGTAATCAATGGAGCAAACACGCTGGTATTCAGTGGGGACACGTTTCAAGCAGCCGCGTGGACGACTAAGAGCCTGCAGATCATCCGCGGAATCCTGAAGGATTTGTCAAACGAATAAAATAAGGCTCCCACTTATGTGGGAGCCGTATCAAAATCGGAGAGTTACACAAAGGGATTCACGATATCCGTAACTGTCCCGGCGGCGTAATTTCAGCCGTGTGATCCGGGCAGAGCAGAGCGTATAGTCTCCGGTGATACCTATTTAATACGCAAGCGCCTTGAGGACGGCTTCCTTGCAAGACAAATTCTTGAAACGGAAGGCGCCTAGCTCAAAGAAATATCGGAACTGACTAAGCATTGCGTCGGAACGTCTGAGCATCACATAATTAACCTCGTGATCCTCCGTGGTTACCGTGATGCGGACAGGGTAATAATCATCTGCTTTATCATCACAGTACATATAACCTAGATGCGGATACTCCCGGATCGCGTAGTTCTTCCCGCAATACCGGAGCGTTGCGATATACCTGTTAACGCCCTCCGGCCTGTCTATAAACGCAACGTTGTCATTAAGGTAAACACCCTGTCCTGCATATGCGACATAATCGTTCTTTGCAAAAGCCCGATTAAATGCGCTTCCTTTTTGCGCTTCCGCTGCGGAATCAACATAGCCTTGCTCCAGAACGAATCCGTCACCCTTCAGAAAGCGTGTTTCTTTCCGTAGTCGTTCAGCGATACCTAATTCGATATAATAAGGATTTAGCAGACTAACCGGGTTACCGCACATGTAAACCGGAACATAGCGGACTTGTTCGCCTTGCCCACGTGCAACAGACGCGTGAATGGAAATAAACTTTTTCACTTCATTCGGAACATACGTGTTCGTTTCGCTCTGGAACTCGTCCATGAACATAGAGCCGGTATCAGAAAACAGGTGTGCATATTTTTTGACAGCTTCAGCCTGATTGACGGATACCGCGTATCCGCATTCGACGTCATTCAAGTAAAGTTTTTTAAACACCGCCATAGGCCTTGACGTCATGTTGTCTGACGGGAACCAAATGCCTTTGATATCTTTAAAAAATTTATCTGCGCAATCCTCCAGCTCATACTTGTATCGATAGATGAGCATAAATTTTTCTCGCGTTTTTTTGAAGCGGCGCACAAGCATACCCGAAAAATAGCAAGTTTTACCACCGGTTCTGTTCGTCGTGCACAGATAGATTTCAGGTCGCTTACCATTGATATCCCGCATAGATAGCAGCTTTGTCCCGTCGTAGTACGCCATACAAATACACCTCTATTACAATTATAACACATGTTTGTGTTTTTGTCAATTGACAAAAGGAACAGGTGTGATATAATAATAGTAGGATTCCATTAAAGGAGGTGAAAGGCTATTAACGTTCAGACCGTTCTTAACATTATCACGCAGGTCGGATTTCCCATTTGTGTTTCCTTAATGTGCTTTTGGTATATTAAGGTCATTCAGGAAAAGCACAAGGATGAAATTTCCGAACTTGCCAAAGCAATCCAGAACAACACTCTGGTGATGCAGCAGCTCGTTGATAAGCTGAACCATGGCTAAAATTTTTCTTAGTCCCTCGGATCAGTTTGAAAACACCTATGCTGGCGGAACCACGAACGAAGGTGAACAAATGGGTTTGCTTGCGGAAAAGCTGGCTCCGATCCTTCAGCGGTGCGGATTTGAGGTAAAGATCGTGCATCAGGCCCGTTTGGCGACGAAGTGTTATCAGTCTGATGCGTGGGGGGCAGACCTGCACTTGCCGCTTCACAGCAATGCTTTTAACGGCACCGTGACTGGAACTCGGGTAATGTGCATGCGAACCGTTGAAGGTCAGCTCGGTTATGAGTATAGCAAGAAGATTTTCAAGCAGCTCGACGCCGTTACTCCCGGCACTAGCTCCAACATTTCAGCGCAGCCGCAGTTGTACGAAATCCATGATCCGCAGGCTCCTACGGTTTATGTCGAGGTCGATTTCCATGATGTGCCTATGGTCGCAAATTGGATCATCCACAATCTTGATGTAATTGCAGACGCCATTGCAAGAGGTGTGTGTGATTGCTTTGGTGTGCAGTACAAAGAGGCTGATCCCGTCGGTGATCCAGCAATCTACCGCGTGCAGGTCGGGGCATTCAAGAATCGCGATTATGCGGAGGCTATGAAAGCAATGCTGATCGCGGCAGGTTATCCGGCGTTCGTTGTGAAATCGAATCAGTAAAAGAAAGGTGGTGAAAAGACTTGGCTTGGCATGCTAGAGATATTGATTTGGGTGGAAACTATGCGACGGGGTCGCAGGAGAGCATCGACAACGCTAATGAAATGGCTAACCTCTTAGCAGGTCAAGGCTGGTCTATCGCCGCTATTTGTGCGTTTTTGGGTAACAACTCCAGGGAAGGTGGTTATAACCCGTGGAGTTGGCAATTGCAACCAACAGGGCTTGCTACACCCACCTATTCGGAATTTTTAGCGTGGACTGACGAACAAGCAAAGAATCACGGTTACGGTCTGGTTGGCTTCACTCCCGCAAAACGATACATAAATTCTGAAAACGAAGCGGCTTTATCCGCGCACGGGTATGCACCGCATTTTCGGGATAGTGCTCATCAAGGAGCGGCGACGGACGGTGAGGCGCAGACCGTATTTCTGTTCACAGATGTGCCGACAAATTGGTCATCCGGTCTATTCAACTACTACAACGCCGTGTTTACGGAAATCGGCGTTGATATCCGCAATTTTTACTATATCACGTTTGAACAGTTTAAGACTGGTAAAATTGCGAGTAGTGATATCCCACTGGACTATTTGACTGGCGCGTTTGAATTGAAGTATGAAAAACCGTATGACAAGGGTGCAGCTTCATCCTATCAGGGCAGATGCTCGGACGCCGCTTACTGGTACGAATATTTCACGGGGCATCCTCCCACGCCTACACCGACGACCCGAAAACTGAAAATCTGGATGCCCATGAATGCTTGGACATGAGGAGGTAACACTGTGGCAATCAAAACAAAGCAGGAAGTTCTTGACGGCTTGAAGAAATTCATTCCGAATGATGATACTTCCGACGATACGCTTGCATTTCTGCAAGATGTCTCCGACACTCTTGATGCAGGCGCTGAGAATGTTGACTACAAGCAGCAGCTTGCAGACAACGATAAGAAATGGAGACAGAAATACAGAGACGCCTTTTACAATCCGCCTGATAAGCCTGACCCGGAGCCGGACCCTGACCCGGAACCGAAACACAGGACTTACGCGGACTTGTTCAAGACTGAATAATTTTATGAAAGGAATGATTTAATGCCTAGAAAAATCGCAGTGTCCACCCTGAACGCTTCCACGGTTGATATCCTGAATACCATTCGTGCGAATGCGTCCGCTCAGTATCAGGATCAGGTGCCTGAAGTCGCAACCAACTATGACGTCCGACAGGTTGGTGACGTCTTCTTCGGTTACCCGAATCTTGCCAACGAATTCCTGAGCGCCCTTGTCAATCAGATCGCTCTTGTCCGAATCCGATCCGCCACGTTCAACAACCCGTACCGGATGTTCAAGAAGGGGTTCCTTGAAACCGGCGAGACGGTAGAGGAAGTGTTCGTCCAGATTGCGAAAGCGCGCGACTTCTCCCCTGAGAAGGCGGCTTCCCGCGAACTCAAGCGCACGATCCCGGACGTCCGGTCCGCATTCCATCTGATCAACTGGAAAGTGCAGTATCCGGTCACGGTTCAGCGCGAAGACCTCCGACAGGCGTTCACCTCGATTTCCGGTGTTGAGGACCTGATTTCCAGAATCATCGACAGCGTTATCCGTGCAGCCGAATATGATGATTTCCTGCTCGTCAAGTACCTGCTCATCAAGGCCGTTTCGCATGGTAAGATGAAGCCCGTCGCGTTCGACGCGGCTGATTCTAAGAACGCAGCAACCGCATTCCGTGGCACGTCCAATATGCTGACGTTCATGAAAAACGACTACAATGCGGCTGGCGTGACTACGGTCACCCCCCGTGAAGATCAGTACATTTTCATGGATGCGCAGTATAACGCGAAGTTCGACGTCGAAGTTCTTGCGGCGGCGTTCCACATGGAAAAGGCGGATTTCCTCGGCAGGCTCGTTCTCATCGACGATTTCACCACATTCGACAACGACCGCTTTGCTGATATCCGCGCGGCTGGTACAAACATCGAAGAAGTTACCGCTGCAGAACTCGGCCTGATGGCTGACGTAAAGGCGATTCTCGTAGATCAGGAATGGTTCCAGATTTACGACACGCTGAATGAGATGTCGGAGGCTTACGTTGGCAGCGGCCTGTACAACAACTATTTCTACAACCGATGGGAGATCGTCTCCAGCTCCCCGTTCAGCAACGCCGTAGCGTTCGTTGACGATGGCGCGACGATTTCCGCCCCGGCGGATGTCGTTCTGACGGTTACCGGATACTCGACGGATACGGCTGGTAACAAGGTGTACACGCTGACTGGCGCCGATCCGGCAAGCCTGCAGGCATCGAATTTCCAGCTGGTGCAGACGGAGCAGATGACTAAGGCGCTGGTTGCCGTGCATCCTTACGGCGCGATTATCCTGCCGGAGTCCGCGCAGACTGCAAGCTATAAGTATGACGTGGTCGCCACGATGGCAGGCGCAACTTACAAGCTGGTCAACGGCCTTGACGACAAGGTCGTGCTCGGCAGTACGCTGACGCTCGTCAAGCAGTAAACGGAGGGGCATTGCCCCTCCAATCATTATAAAGGCGGTGACAAAATGGCTGAATATGTCGTGCCGAATACCACGATTTATATTATCAAGGATTGCCCGTGTGAACCGGACTACAAGAATACAATGTATTTCGGGAGCAAGGCGGATCAGTTCACAACGTTCAGCAAGTGGATCAAGTACACGCTAAACGATTATAGTTACCAGAGATACGGCGCCGGTAGAATTCAGGTCGAGTTGCCTGTAGAGAATCTATACGATTGCAATTACCTGATTTTCCAGAATACAAACTTCAAGGATTCTGCAGGTAACGTAAAGAAATTTTATGCGTTCATCACGGACGTGGAATATGTAAACAACAACACGTCCACGATTACCTATGAAATCGATGTCATTCAGACGTGGTTGGGCGATTATGAAATCCGGGATGTTTTTGTAGAACGTGAGCATCCGCTGACTGATAACATCGGCGAGAACCTAGTTCCGGAGCCTGTTAGCTTTGATGAATACACGATCAGCTATTACGACGAAGTCAGCTACACATTCAGCGGTGCAACAGTCCCAACAAAGTTATCTAGTTTGTGGATGATGGCGTGGTGGGCTGATGGTACAAGCCCGCACGTTGTCAGTGGTCTCCCGACGATGTTATGGGCCTATGCTCAGCCGTTTACGGAACAGGGCCTTAATGCCTTCCGTTCGTATTTGTCCGGCGCTGGTGTGGATGCCAATTCAATTGTGGCATTTGGGCTTGTGCCCGAACTATTCGCACAAATTGGCGCAGTTGTACCCGACACATTATCTACAGTTAAAAACTACCGCTTGCAATTCTTACGGCATTACAATGAAGCGTTTGAATCTGCAACGGCTGGTGTGCGGAAAAGTTACACGCCGCAGTGCAAGAAGTTATACACAAACCCGTACTGGGGTTTGTGGGTGACGAACAACACCGGAAATACAAAGGTTTATCCGATGGAGCTTTTCACGCCGGGCGTTTCCTCGAATGATTTGTATTTCCAGCTGATCGGGGACTACTCGCCTAATCCGACGGTTATGCTTGTTCCCGAAAATTTCAAAACGGTACAAGGTAGAAATTTCGCGGAAAGCATGACGTTATCCGGATACCCGCAATGCGGTACGACTAGCGACACATACAAGGCATGGTTAGCTCAGCAGGGCGGCGCTAACGCTGTTCAGTTCATTGGCGGTGCACTCATGGCGTTAATGTCTGCTGTTAGTCAGAATTATGTCGGTGCAGTCGCGGGTGCAACACAGGCCTTCGGAGCTGCCGCTCGTCGATGGGATGCCTCTACAATGGCAGATTCCGGGACGCCGGGTGGAAATAACAACTTGTTAGCTGCTGCACATTTAATGACTTTCCATTATGGAATCCGTCATTTAACGGCAGAGGCGGCAGAACGTGTTGATATGTATTTCCGCAAATACGGTTATGCCACGAACACCGTGAAAAAGCCGAATATCGGGACAAGGCCATTCTACAACTACGTTAAAACAAACGGTTGTTCTATTGATGGTTCTATCCCGGCAAGCGCAGAAAAGCGGATTTGTGAAGTGTATGACCGGGGGATTACATTCTGGAAAACTACCGATCATTTCGGAGATTATTCCGTCGACAACTCTCCCGGCGCAACGAATCCAGAGCATAATGAGGTGGTGAGTTAATGGGTGATAGCTTCAAAAAGTGGTTGGCCGCTGATGCATTTAATCAGCTGACATACAATTTTTATTACGACCGGCTGCTAGAAATGTCGTTGTCGCGTTACGAATGGCTCAATCTTCCGGATAGCGTAGACGCTCGGTTCCTTGAGTTGACGTTATTCAAAAATGGTCGTGCGCTTTTCTTCGAAGATGATGTTCTCGGCATGCTTGCGCTCCCGGTTATCATCAACGGGCCGTTCAACGTGTACAAGATTCCGATCCGGCGCAGGGCGTTTACACCCGGTGTTAGCTCCGTCAACGAAACGGATAAATCTACCGTGTCAACGTATCACGCAGAGCGAACGAACAAAGACTCGGTTATCTGCTATAATAACATGCTGCACAGCCCTTCCCTTAATATGTGCAGAATGTTCGCTAGGCGGCTTGCGGATATCGACAGGACGATTGACGTCAACATTTCAGCACAGAAAACGCCGGTGCTCATCGAATCCGATTCCAATACGCTGCTTTCCCTGAAGAACGCCTATAAGCAGTATGAAGGGAACTTCCCGGTAATATTTGGCAAAAAGGGAATAGCTGATAATGTTAAAGTGCTGATGACTGGTGCGCCGCTAGTGGCACCCGCTCTGCAGCAGCTCAAACAGACGATTTGGAACGACGCCCTCGAATCGCTTGGCATTGCGAATCACGGCGCGGATAAGAAGGAACGCGTAAACACGCTGGAGATTCAGGCAAATCAGGGCGGCACGATTGCAAGCAGATACTCCGGCTTGATCGCGAGAGAGCAGGCATGCGACGCGGTTAACCGGATGTTCGGCACAAGTATTTCCGTTCGTTATCGTGAGGAAGTGACGCCGGAATCCTTTATGGGTGAGCAGGACGGAGGTGGAGAAGATGAGTAACTACACAACGCAGCTGCGCTATATCTGCGAGGTCGAAGCTGGCTATACGGAATCACAGCCTTATAGCAAGGTTAACGAAATCGTTAAGGCGGCTGCACCGAAAATCTTCAACTCCGAAGACTGGCCTATCTTTGATGAGAATTACCGGCTTGCCCTTGAAATCAAGATTCTCAAAGCCTACTACACGGAAGAAATTGGACTGGAAACCGTGGGGCTTTGGAAACTCCGGCTGAATCAGAAGTTGTCGGAGATCATGCCGTACTACAATCAGATGTACAAGTCGGAGTTGCTGGAGTTCAATCCGCTGTATGACGTTGATCTCACAAGAACGAAAATCGGCAAGGGTACGAAACAGACGCAGACTGACAGTCAGGGTGTGACGTCCTCGGAGTCTGATTCCTCCACCACGTCCGAATCCTCGAACACGAACACGGAGAGCGAAGTCAACAAGTACAGCGATACTCCGCAGGGTGGTTTGTCTGGCCTACAGAATGACCGCTATCTGACGGACGCTAGAATGGTATCCAACAATGGGTCTGGAAACGCAACAGGCAGCGGAACTAGCAAGGCTACAGGAAGCAGTCAGAATGTTAACACGTCTAACGAAAACGCAGAAAGCACGGATGAATATCTAGAACATGTTTCCGGCGTGAATGGTGGCGCGTCCATTGCGGAGCGACTGAAAGAATACCGAAGCACGTTCGTCAACATTGACCTGCAGATCATCGAAGAACTCGAAGACCTGTTTATGAAAGTGTGGTGATAAATTGAACAGTACGTTTAGAGTTGTGCTTGTCAAAAAGAGCGGATTTGAAGTCATCAGCTTTGACGATTGTATCAGCGTTACCGCGATTCCCATTGCGGCCACGGGCGGCAAGGCGTGGCAAATTAAGCTCGCATCCGACACGGAAAGCACTGATATTCGCAGTTACGCAATGTCACAGTGGTGCATTGCAATTATGTAAGGAGGTATTTTATGAGCGATATTCCCAATAAATTAGCATTCTGTTGCCTGCCGGTTCTTCCGACGATCTTCTCCGACGAGCTTAGTTACCTTGATGTACTAAGCAAGATGCGGGATTATATCAATCAGATGATTGATGCACTCAAGCAGCAGGACGAGGACATTGCCAACATTCAGAAGCAGGTCGACAAGGTTGATCCCAGCAAGTATATCCAGACAAGCGGCGGTACGCTTACGGGGCCGTTGTTCTTCATCGATCAGAATTCCGTGGTGAAGAATGCGGATGGCACATTTACCGTGCAGAGCAACAATCCGTTAGTTATTAAGACCGGCCAGACAGCCGCAGTGAATGCTACGGGTGGTGTTGAAATCCGCAGCGGAGGAACGGTCCTGGTCACTGGAAACGATGGTGTTAGCATTCTCGACAAATCCAGCGCGGGTGTCGCGGTGTTTGAGGGCAATACGGCAATTGCTGGCAACATTGAAATAAACGGCCCTACGACGTTTGGAAACGTGGATGTCGATATGCTCAACGCAAGAACCAAAGTGGCGGAACCCGTGGAGGACGCGAACCCTGCTACAAAGAAGTATGTGGACGCGCACGGCGGTGTGACGTGCGGTTATATCACGGTTGCCGTTGATGATTCGAAATCAAGTGTGGATGTGCGTAGCGAGAGCCTTATTCCAAAGGGTGAGCGTGGTGGATACTACGTCGACAACGCCGGTAACCTTTGGCATGCGACACAGGTCGTTGCTGGTGGGTTTACGCTGGAGAATCAGAACATTAATGTTCTTGCGAACGCGGAGTTCGTTAGGATCGCCGGAAACACTAACGTGAAGAACATCAATGTGAACGACACTGGCAGTTCGACATACCAGGCAACTACGAACGTCCTTGTGCACGGCGGGACGGACGTCGACATTACCGCGGGAAAGGGAACGATCGACCTAGAGGCACCTATCGTTGATGTACACGCGGCGCAGCATGTGAATATCGATACGGGAAACGGTGGCTCCGTTGTAATCGGCGGCGCGAAGTCTGCCGTAGATATGGGCAACGCCGTGAGCGTGATTGTGCCTGCACCCACAAAGCCCATAGAAGCCGCAAACAAATACTACGTTGATAATTTAATCGGCCCTAGAATGAAAATGTTAACGCGCATTACTGCACAAGCCCCATACCTCGGAATTCCAGGTGATGACTTTGCAAATTATACTGAAGCAAATATTTTCATACAGGCAAGCCCCAATAGTACCCCAAATGAGGTTTGGATTGGAACAATCTTATTGCAGGGCGGCTCAGTTACTGATTGTCACGTTGTATCTATTGATGCAACAACCGGCACACAGCAACTCATAGACCCAGCAAGATTCGCTGTTACCAGCTCCGGAATAATCATCCAAGGTCTTTCTCTTTCAGCGGGTAGAGGCTGTTATTTCGTAATCCCCTCTTGACAAATAAAGTCATTCGTGTTATAATAACAATGTAACCAACCACACGTTTCCTCCTGTTCGATATAGCGGCCTGATGTTGTGGGGTGCATCAGGCCGCACCAATAAACTTAACATTACTAGTGCGCGTTAATTGACTAGTGTGTTTTAAGGCATCACTTTCCGGTACAGCATTTGTATAGCGCAGTGCAAATGTTGTACGGAAAATCCCCTATACCAAAGG